CCCGGTCTCCGCGTGGCCCAACTGCGAGCCAGCCGACTTCTGCGGCGAATACGCCCAGACCGCCAATATGACTGAACGCATCAGAGGAGCCTGACCATGGCCCTACCCCCGGCACCACCCGGCGGACCCCCAGGCGGCGGCATGCCACCGGGCATGGGAGCAACCGACCCAACCGCGGGCGGCGCCCCACCACCCGATGACGCCGGAAGCCCGGAGGACAACGTCATCCTGACGATCGCCCGCGACCCCGAGGGCGGCGGATACCTCGTCTATCAGGGCGACGAACCCGAGGACGGCGGCGAGGACATGTCCGCCGATGACGCCGATGCGATGGGACCAGCGGGCGGCGCGCCGTCCAACCAACCCCAGACCGCGGGCAGCGTGGGCGAGGCGCTTAAGATCGCCATGAACATCCTCCAGCAAGACGAGCAATCCGGCGGCGGTGGCGCCGAGGCAGCCTTCGCATCGGGTTTCGGTGGGCCTCAAGGGGCCACGCCAGCGGGCAACGGCGGCAGCCCGGCGGCACAGAAATTCGCCTGACATGATGGGCGGCTCGCCACCACCCAGGATCGGGAAAACCACCGGAGGAGGAAAGCCTTTGCCCCCCGTCAGTTCTGCCCAAAGGCGTTTGGTTTACGCGGCAGCCGCCAAGAAGGGCGGCGTCGGTGGTATGCCACAGAAGGTCGCCAAGGACTTCGTCGCCGCCGATAAGCCCGGTAAACTCCCGCCGCGCAAAAAGGCCCCCGCCAAAGGCGCCACCAAAACCTCGGGGAAACCACCCCCCCGCCAACGCGTTGCACCCGGACTTATCAACTCAACGGAGTACTGACCCATGTCTAAGGTCGAACAAATCGCCACCATCCTCGGCAACGCGCGCACCGCCGGAGGCATGACAGACGAACAAATCGCCCAAAATATCGTCGCCGAACTGAAACTCGTGGACGACGCCCCCAAACACGCCGAACCAGCGCACACCACCAAGGCGGACACTAAAAAGTGAGCCAAACCCTACTCCAAAGCATTACCCACCTGATCGAGCAACAGCGCATCCAGGGCGGCTGGGACGATGAACTCGTCGCCGCCAAGATCCTCGACCTCGTCAGGCGCGACGAACAAGCCGGCAAGGTCACCCTGATCGAGGGCGACCCTCCCGAATCCGTGCAGGCGGTGTGAAACTTGGGACGACCATCAAAATTCACCGAGGAACTGGCGAATGAGATTTGCCGCCTGCTGATCGAGGGGAAAAGCCTGCGCGATATTTGCTCCGACAAGGCGTTTCCCGATCGCCTAACGGTTATACGATGGAAGAACGAGAATGAGTCGTTTCGTAGCCAGTATGTGCGCGCGAGAGACGATCAAGGCGACACTTATGCTGATTTAAGCTTGCACTCCGCGACGACGATTGAAGACGCCGCGAAGGCTCGTCTCGCTTATGACGCTTACAGATGGTACGCGGGTAAACTTAAGCCCGGCACCTACGGCGACAAGGTTCAACACGCCAACGCGGCGGGTGATGGAGACGTGACGATACAGGTCGTGAAGTTTAGTTCTAAGAGCAAAACGGAGTGACAATGCTGCACGCTTCGACGTTCGAATACCTCAAGCCGACCGACGAACAGATGAAGACCATGACCGTCGCACGCGCGCTGTTCGCGACATTCACCAAGGACATGGATGACCTGATACCAGATGGTCCGGACAAGACCTACCTGATGCGGCAGCTACGCGACTGCGCGATGTGGGCTAACATCGCCATCACGCGCAACCCGGACGGGTCGCCACGAACGTAACGATCCCTAACGGTTGGGTACCCAACGACTATCAGATGCCGCTCTGGGACCACCTGGAGGGCGGCGGCAAACGCGCCGTCGCCGTGTGGCACCGACGCGCCGGCAAGGACTCCGTCGCTCTCAACTGGACCGCCGCCGCCGCGCACCAGCGCAAGGGCACCTATTGGCACATGCTCCCAACCCAGGCGCAGGCGCGCAAAACGGTGTGGGACGGTATCGATCGCGCGGGCCGCAGGATGATCGACCAGGCGTTCCCGCCCTCGATCCGGATCAATCATCGCAAAGACGAAATGAAGATCGAACTGAAGTGCGGTTCGGTCTGGCAACTCGTGGGCAGTGACAACTACAACGCGCTGATCGGCGCCAACCCGGTCGGCGTGGTGTTCAGCGAATACTCGGTCGCCGACCCCGCCGCCTGGGACTACATCCGACCGATCCTCGCCGAGAACGGCGGGTGGGCGGTGTTCATTTACACGGCGCGCGGTCGCAACCATGGCGCCATGCTTTACGAAATGGCCAAGGGCAACCCCTCGTGGTTCGCCCAGCTGCTCACGGTCGATGACACCCGGGTGATCGGTCCCGATGTCATCGATGAGGAGCGTGCCGCCGGCATGTCAGAAGACATGATCCAGCAAGAGTTTTATTGCTCGTTCAGCGCCGCCCTGGTGGGCGCCTACTACGGTCGGCAGATGTCCGACGCCGAGAAGGAAGGCCGCATCGGCAACGTGCCTTACGAGCCGAACCTTCGCGTTGAGACATGGTGGGATCTGGGTGTCGGCGACAGCACGGCCATTTGGTTCGTGCAACGATATCAGCGCGAGATACGCGTCATCGACTATTACGAAATGAGCGGCGAGGGTCTGTCGCATTACGCCAAGGTTCTGCAAGCGAAGCCATACGTTTACAGCCGCCACATCGCGCCGCACGACATCGAGGTGCGCGAATTCGGCACCGGCAAGACACGCCGCGAGACCGCCGCCGGCCTCGGCATCCGGTTCATCCTCGCGCCCAACATCGGCATCGAGGACGGTATCGACGCGGTGCGCGCCATGCTGCCTCGATGCATGTTCGACATGAAGAAATGCGACCGCCTGATTGAGGCTTTGCGGCAATACCGCAAGGCGTGGGACGACAAGAACAGGCGCTTTCAGGACCACCCGCACCACGACTGGGCCTCACACGCCGCCGACGCGGGTCGCTACGGCGCCGTGACGCGCGACCCGGCCACCGAGGCGCGACCGCGCGTGCCGGTGTTCGAAACGCATGACGCGGGCATGGGGATGCTGGGATGATCTCATTGCTGATCTGGCTGTTGGTCCTGTGCCTGGTCCTGGGCCTGATTATCTGGATCATTCAGATGATTCCGTTACCGCAACCGTTCGCCACGATCGCCATCGCGATCGTCGCGCTGATCTTCATTCTGATCCTGGTGTCCTTCCTTTTGGGTGAGGTGCCGTTACCACGAGGGGGCCTGCGCTGATGCCGGTAGTCACCACCTTCCGTTCGACGGTCTCCCCAGCGCAGCCGCGCAAGCCGTGGAACAGCCTAAAGTTCCTTGTCGATCCGGTGTCCGGAGCGCCGGTCGGGATCGATAACCCGAACGCCACCGGGGCGGACGGAATGTGGGCGCCGGTCGAGGTGACATCGGCGCAGATATCGTCCCCTTCAGCCGCGATGCTCGCTGACATCAACAGCGTCTTTCGCCTCAATGTCGCGCCCTACAGCCGTTATGTCAGCACCGGATCGGCGCTGGTCACCGGGCTTGACGGAAGCAGCTTCCTGCCGTTGGCCACGGGCGGCACCGTCGCGGGGCCGGTCACGTTCAACGGCGGGCTGACGATCAATAACGACCCGACAGAGCCGGTCTATATCAACACGACGGTGACCGATCCGCTGGTCGAGACGATCCCAAATCAGGTCCAGACGATCCTCAATATCAACACCAACAACGCGCAGGACATCCTCAACTTCACGGCGAGGATGCACATCAAGACCAATGGCGGCACCACGGTCTTTTCGTCGCAGCACACCCCGGCGATCTACGGAGAATGCTCCGCGATCGACACGGTGGCGGGCGGGACGGTGGTCTGGTGCCCAGGCGTGCAGGGGGTATCCGGCAACAACGGCGTCGGCACGGTCACCAATGCCTGTGACTTCCTGGGCCACCCGACCATCAACACCGCGGGCGGCGCCGTCACCAACCATTACATCCTCTACGGCCCGTCCACGGCGCCCGGCAAAGCCGTCAACGAGTATGGGTTCTCCATGCCGGCGCCGAGCGGCATCGGCACCGCGACGCCGGTCGCCTGGCTCGAGGTCCGCACGCCTGACAGCCTCGCGACCACCCGCGTCGCCCGGTTCCGTAACAGCGGCGGATCGATCCTCGACATCATGGGCGACTCTAAAATCGGCTGGTTCGGCGTGGCCCCGGCGGCGCGTCAGACGGTGAGCGGCGCGTGGGCGGGCAACGCCGCCGGGAAAGCCCTGTGCGTGGCTTTGGCGGCTTACGGCTTCATCATCGACAGCACGACGGCGTGATCTGTTGAGCGACGTTCTCGACGCTCTACCGCGCGCCGTACGCGACCTCATCGAGCCGCACCTCGGCGGCGAGGAGGACAGCCCGACGCTGGCCGCGATCGGCGTTGAGATCGCCGCCAAACGCGACGAAGCCAAGATGGCGCGCAAGATGTCGGGCATCGAGGACGCGTGGCGCGCCGCTGACGAGGCCTACGAGGGCATAGACGACGCGAACCGTGGCGAGGTGGGCGACGGTGGACGCTGGGCCAAGCCGATGAGCGTGGATGGCCCGCTGATGACGGAGCGCAGGAACCGGAACCCCGACCACCGATCGACCGCGTTCCTGCGGCTCACCTCGCGCTATGTCGACGCCGGGGCCGCGAAGCTGGGCGAGATCCTGCTGCCCGCCGACGACAAGGCGTTCTCGTTCAAGGCGATGCCGGTGCCGCGCCTGATCAAGGCCAAAGAGGACACCAGCCAGGTCGTCCACGGCGACATGGGCGTGCCGCTGACGCGCCCGGCGCAGCCCGGCGAGACCGGCGCGCCCGCCGCCCCACCCGGTGCCCCACCAGCCGGTGGCGACCCCATGGCGGCGGCGGCGGCGGCGTTGCAGGCTGGCGGGCAACCCGCCCCGGGCGCCACGCCAGGCGCGCCGCCACCGCCCGCCGGCCAACCCGGGCAGGCGCTGACACCGCCGGGCACGCCGCTCGCCCCGGCCTCGCCCACGCCGCCAGGGCACGTCCCGCTGACGGTCAAGGACCTCGCCGTCGAAAACATCCAGATGGCGGACGAAAAGGCCAAAGCGGCGGAGACCAGAATCTATAACTGGCTGCTGTCGTGTCAGTATCGCGGCGAGATCCGCAAGGTGATCTTCGACGCCGCGCGCATTGGCGTGGGCGTCTTGAAGGGTCCGACCCCGCGCACCAAACGTGTGATGGCGCTGACGAAGCAACGCCACGGCGAGGATCTTAAGGTCATCATCAAGGACACCATCCAGCCGGCGGCGGTGTGGGTGGACCCGTGGAACATATTCCCGGACCCCGCGTGCGGCGAGAACATCCATGACGGCAGCTACATCTTTGAGCGCGACTACATGTCGGCGCGGCAAATCCGCAAGCTTAAGAGCCTGCCCGGGTATATCGGAGACGCGATCGATCATGTGCTGGATGAGGGACCGAACAAGGCCTACCGGTCGGAGACCGATCGCGGGCCCGGGTCGAAGCGCGAAAAGGCTCGTTACGAAATCTGGTATTTCCAGGGCACGCTGACCAAGGAGGCGATGCGCGCGATCGACATGGCCTCGGGCCGCGATCCCTACACCGACGAGGACACCGAGAACGACAAGCGCGACGAGGTGTTCGTGATCGTGACGCTGATCAACGACACCGTCATCCGCGCCACGATCAATCCGCTCGACAGCGGCTCGTTCCCGTATAACTCCATGCCGTGGCAGCGGCGCTCCGAAAGCTGGGCCGGCGTCGGCGTGGCGGAACAGATGCGGACGCCGCAACGCATGGTCAACGCCGCCGTTCGGGCGTTGCTCAACAACGCGGGCAAGAGCGCGGGCAGCCAGTTGGTCATCGACCAGAGCGCGATCATTCCGGCGGACGGCCTGTGGACGATCACCCCGGACAAGATATGGTTCAAGACCAACGACGGGCCGCAGGACGTGCGGCAGGCGATGATGGCCATCGCGATTCCCAACGTCACCGAGCAACTCATGTCGATTATCACCTTGGCGGAACGGTTCGCTGAGGAAACGACATCGATCCCGCTGATCACGCAAGGGCAGTCCGGGGCGACCACGCCAGACACGTTCGGCGCGACGCAATTGCAGAACAACAACGCGAACCAGCTTCTCCGTTCAATTGGCTACAGTTTTGACGACTTCATCACCGAGCCTCTGATACGCCAGTTTTACGAGTGGCTGTTGCTCGATCCTGATGTTCCCAACGAGGAAAAGGGCGAATTCGAGATCGACGCGCACGGCTCCGTCGCGCTGGTCGAGCGCGCCATTCAGGACCAGTCCATCGCGCAGATGGGCAACATGGCGGCGAACCCAATTTACGGTATCGATCCGAAAAAGTGGGCCGCTCTGTTCCTCAAGAGCAAGCGCCTCGATCCCACCGACATGCAATACACCGAGGAAGAGCAAGAGAAGATGGCCGCGGCGCCGCCGCCCGAGCCGCCCCCGGTCACCGTCGCGCGCATCAACGCCGATACGCAGATCAAGCTTGGCGTGATGAAGCAAACCGCCGATCAGCAGACGCAGCAGGCCGAACAGCGCGTGGCGGACGCCGCCAACACGTTGGAGGGGCAGAAGCTGCACGTCCAGGCGACCGTCGATTTGCACGAAATGGAACAGAAACGCCAGCTTGCCATGCTGGACTACGCCAACCGCCACCAGATCAGCCTCGACCAGACCAAGGCGGAACTCGCGTCGACCGCGATGAAGCTACAGGTCGAACGCGAACTGAACGCGATCAACAACGCCATTCATACGCGCGACACGCACGCGTCGCATGTGGTCGATGTCCACAAGCACGCGGTCGACACCGCCGAGGAAGCGCGCCAGCACGCCGTGGACACCGATCACGCGGCGGTCACGCACGCGCTCGACTCCGTGCATGCGGCCCGGCAGGCGGACCAGGACCGGGCGCAGGCGGATCAGCAGACGGCGGAACAGCGGCGCCAGCATACCATCGACACCGGATCGGACTTGTTCAAGCACCAGAACCCGCCACCGGCTGTTCAGGTCCCCGGCAAAGCGGCGAACGGTCAGGCGGCGTCACAGGTGAACCCATGATCGACTGGTATCAGCACGCGCTTGAGGTCGCGCTTCAGATAACCGACATGGAGCGCGAGAACGCGTTGCTTAAGCGCGAGGTGGATATGCTGCGGCGGCTGTTGGTGGAGCGCGCCCAGGTCAAGGCGCCGGCCAACCCGTTCCGCGCGTTCCCCGTCGAGCGGCGGCGCGTGGGTGGGTAGGTGCCTTTGATCAACGGCACGCTGTCGCCCAACGCCGACCCGGCGCCGCCGGAACTGACCTCGGGCGGCGGGGTCATGGACTGGCTGTCGGGCCTGTTCGGGGGCGCGCGGACTCTACCGACGTTGCCCGCCGAGCCTGCGGGGCCGGCGCGGGACGCCTATGCCGGGCAGTCGATGACGATGCCGCGTGCTGACTTCAGGCCCGGCACCGATCTGGGCGGCAGCGTGCCGATGTCGGCGGAACAGGCCGATCGCATGCGCGAGGCCTCCATGGAACTGCACGACGCGACGATGCTGGCCGGCGGTCCCATGGGCGCCGAGGCCGGGACCGGCGCGGTGGCGCTGGCGTCGAGGCGGACGCCGGTCAACCTTCCACCCCCATCGAGGGGGCTGATCAACGCGACGGGTGCCGCCCCGGGTGAGGCGGCGGGTGCCACGAAGACGTGGGGCCGGGATCTCAGTGGCAAGTGGTCAGGGGAGCAGCCGACCACGTTCTACCGGGCGACAAACCCCGGAAATGAGCAACGGATATCCACTGGCGACCCGGCCTGGGACAGCCACCTGTTCGCCGCTGATAATCCTGACGCGGCCAGCCCGTATGGGGCCAGCGTTGAGAAGATCACCGCGCTACCTGACGCGAAGATTCTTTACCAGGGCACAGCTGCTTATAACCGCATGGCGCGCGGCGGCGCGACACCGCAAGCGGTCGCCGCGGCGGCGCGGGAGGCTGGCTACGACGCGGTGTGGTTCGAACGTCAGAGCGACATCGGCACGGCGATTTTGAACCCAGGCAAGTTCGCGCGTGAAGGATCTGAGCCGCCCGGCTTTACGACCTACCACGGCACGCCGCACACGTTCCCGCCGACCGAGCGCAACCCGTTGGGCGAGTTCGACCCGATGAAAATCGGCACGGGCGAGGGCAATCAGGCCTACGGCGTTGGCGCGGGCTACACCGCCGGAGCGGAACCGACAGCCGAGACATACTTGCAGAACGCCAACTGGTCCTATGGGCGGCAGAAGGCGCAGACGATCTACGACAACCTCCACAACCGGGCGACAGAACGCGGCCTCGACAACGAAGGCTGGAGCAAGTTGAACGCGCAACGTGAATTCTGGGAGAACGTGGTCCTGGGCCGCTCGCCTCGGCAACTCATCGAGGACGCGAAGGCCAATCCGGACCAGTGGGGCCAGCATTACCTCGACTATGTGAACAGTCTGAACCCCGATCGGTTCAGGCGTGTCGGCGGAAACATGTATGAGGTCCGTATCAATGCCGATCCGGAACAGTACCTTCAGTGGGACAAGCCGTTCAACGAGCAACCCAAGGCGGTGCGCGACCTGTTCCCGACGACCGATGACGGTCGTGTTCAAATGCCGAACGGCGAGCGCGTTCCTCCCGAACAGGCGCGAGGGGCCACGCTGTACCATGGTCTGTCAGAGGGTTATGGCGGGCCAGCCAAGGCCAGCGAGAAACTTCAGGAAGCGGGGGTTCCCGGTTTGCGTTACCTCGACAGCGGCAGCCGGCAGGCGGGCCAGGGCACCCATAACTATGTGACGTTCAGCCCCTCCATCATGACGATCATCCGCCGGTATGGCATCGCTGGCCTCATGGCGGGCGCGGGCGCGGCGGCGAACGGCGGGCAGGGACAACAGCAATGAGCGAGGACGCCCCCTTCACGGTCGTGCCGCCCTTTGAGGGTGATGGAAGCCGCTGGGTATTCGACATGACAACGGCTGAGGCCGATATCAGTGCCTACGAATTATTGATTATCCTCCAAATATCATTGCGGGTGCCCGATGGGATGATGACGGCGATCAAAACGCGCCACCCGCGGCTGCTGCGTCATTTCCGACACGAGGCACAACAGCGATGAGCGAAAGCACAGGCGCCGCGGCCACGCAGGGGCGGGATCAGACCCAGTGAGCGACTTCTTCCCGCAGCCCGACCCGCCGTTCGACCTCGGCACGGTGGACCGCGCCAGCCCCCTGTGGCGGCGCCTGGAAGGGTGGCTCGCCAGCGAACTGGACAACGCCCGGCGGCGCAACGACGCGCCACAGCTGGAACTCGACACCGCGATGCTGCGAGGCGAGATACGCGCGATCAAGCG